GTATACTTTTTTACCCATACTAATAAACTGCTCGCAAAATTTAACCGCTTTTTTCAAAGCATCTCTATCTAAAGCTATATAAATTTCCTTTACTTTACTTGTAACTATTTTCTTTAAAAGAGATTTTGATATATTTTTTCCTAAAATAGGTATAGCGTTTCTTCGAATAGCCATTGCATCGAATACTCCTTCACATATTATTATAGGTTGATTCCAGTTTATTAAGTTCTCAAAGACTATTATATCTTTAGAAGCTTCGGGGTTTTTATACTTAGCATAACTTCTGTTAAAAGATCTAGCTACGTAAAAGTTTAATTGGTTGTTTTGATCATATGATGGTATGATTATTCTATCGCTAAATTCTCCTGCGATACAGTAACCAATATTGTGTTTTAAAATGTCATTATCTGTAATTCCTCTATCGTAAAGATACTTTCTTGCTATATTAGCTGAGAAAGATGTTGTAGGGGCTAAGTAAAGAGGTTGAAATTCTTTAGGTAGTTCTATTGCTTTTTCTATCTGGTATTCTACCTGCTCGCCCTTCTTTATATACTGAAGGACTTCCTGTGCTTGAGGTCCGCTTATTTTTAGCTGCTTTAATAAAGACCTTATAGTACGTCCTCTAGTTTCACATACCCAACACTCCCAAGGATTTTCTCCCTTGTCGTTTGTATTAAAGTTGATTTCTAGCTTAGGTTTCTTATGGTTACAAAATGGACAATTAAAAGCATGGTTATCTTTTGCTCGTTTGTAACTCTTACCTAACACGTTCTCAACTGCTCCTAAAAGAAAAGTATACTCCATATGCACGTAACTATTACCTTAATATACGAAAAAAGGCTCACATAAGCAAGCCTTTCTTTAGTTATTTTTATATTCTGGAAATATTTAAAATCGTAGTATAGATTTAACATAAGCTAATACATCTGCTCGTGCTGGTCCTAAATCTTCTGGTTCTGTTGCTGGACCGTTTTTCCATTGATTCCATGCATGAGATAATAGGTCAATTGCTTCATCAAAATCAGGTCCCATTGCTTCAACATACCCTCCGTTAGCGTCAACATATTGATCTTTTTCACCTTCTTTTACTTCTCCTTCGTTATAACGGCAGTAAGACATACTAACTACTGTGTATTCACCTTCGTCGTTATACTTACGGCATTCTCCGTTTCTTATTTCGTAGTGATGTTCGTATTCTTTTATAGTTGCTGTAGTTGGGCTTGATTTAATATCGTTTGATATACTATCAATTCTTGTCTTTTGTACGTTCTCTATACTATCTACTTTCTTAAGATTATCAAGTTCACGTTTAAAAATCTCATCTGATTTACCAGCAGTACCGCAAGAAGCTAAAATAGCACTTGCCATAGCTACCGTAAGTAGACCTTTGCTTGCTAGTAATTTAACTTTATTAAGTATTTTACCTAAATCAATAGCTTCATTAACATCACCTACAACGGCATTTACTAATTCTTGCTCGATTGGACTTAATTCTGCTGCTTCATTTAAAGTAGTTTCTTCATTGTTAGGTAGCTTACAGTAAGAGTGGTGAACTTTTGATTTTTCTTTTGTTTCTGGGTCGATCTTATAACAGTCGCCGTCTATTTTACGATATTCAAAATCATAATGATTACTAAAATCGGTTGCTTCATTTATTGTCCTTGCAACAGAAGTTAGTTTATTTTCTGTTAAGAACTTTCTCAAATCAAAGTTATTGCTCATTTCAATACATTTATATTAAATAAATAGTTTAGTTTTTTTAAACGTCGGTCATCTTTACCTTTCCTGTAGAAGGGTCTTCCATAAAGTTATCTGGTCGTATATCTAATTCATCAGGATCTATTCCTAATTTTTTAGCTTCATTTTCTAAAGCATCTAAGAACTCTTCTGGTATTTCTCCTCTATGAGGTGCCATTATATCCATCGTAATTACTCCTAATTTAGGATTCATTTCTTTTACGTCGTGTATATGTACAAAGTATTTTGTCTTCTTTCCTACTAGTTTTAAGGCATGTTCTATCTCAATCTCGTCTGTTGTCACTTTAACAGCTCTTCCACCTAATAAGTACACAGCGCCATAGTCGCCAGCACCTAAGTACTTGCCGCCTTTGTCTTTTATCTTGTCTATAATCGCATTGTATTCTGGATCATATCCAATTGGACCTTCTAGTATGATTCTTGATAGTTTCATTATCTTCCTTGACCTCTATACTTTTTTGGTTTTTGATCTTTAGGTCCGTAACTCTTTTTAGGTTTACCTTGAGTCTTTTTTCCAAAAGATACTTTTTGAGAACTTCCTGCTGATTTTGCTTTAGCCATTTTGTTTAATAATCTTTAAGGTTAATTCGCCGGTACCTCTAATTACTCTGTGGTAGGTCCCTGCTTCAATAAATAGCTTTTGTAGAGGAATCGGCACTTCATTATCGTATTGAAATCTCCAATCAGTTTCACCAATCGGTTCTATCCATCGATCTTCTTGATCTCTATGCCATACGAATTCATCGATAGGAGTTTTAGAATCAAACGTCCTAATATAATAACCTTCTTTTATTTCTTCTTCAAATGGAAGCATACTAAGACTTCTTTTTGTAGTTGCCTTTCTTCTGTTGCTGCTTAACAGTGGCTTTAGCTATCTTTTTACGACTAGCTTCTTTTTTTTCTCTATTTGTCATTCTTAATTATTAACTCTCCTAATACTTCTAAGCGACCCACTTCTTTTTGAAAAGAAGTTTGATCCATATCAAAAGATATCTTCTTTAAAGTTTCTTTAAATTCTTTTTTTGCTTCTTGTAAGTCAAACTTACCTTCTGCTGCTTTTTTATAATAAGAGTCTTTAACTTTAAAATGGTTATAGGTTAATAAAGATAATCCTCCTTTTTCTTTTGCGGTAGATGCTATCTTAGCGGCTCCTTCACCTCTTAATAAAGCAAACTCATCGAAAGAGTTAGGCTTATTATCATGACCGCATTTATGACAAAGGAATTTATCTTTGCCGCCTTCAGATTCTTTCCAGGACCATTCACAATTATTACAATTGATCTTTTTACCTATACCTTCTATTATTATATCTGTGAGTTTCATATTATTGAGATACTGCAACGATCATCTCTACTTCGTAGCCGTTAGCTGTTTGAAAAGTCTTTTCACTTTTAACTTCAATACCGCCTTTTAAAGTCTGTACTTTCATCTTCTGCATTAGATCAGCAGTTGCTTTCATTCTAGCCATTTGTTTAGCTATACGGTGTTCAGAAGATTTTCCTAGACCAAAGCCGGTCATAGTAGTATCTTTTTGCTGAGTAGTTTGAGAGATTGGTGTTGGTTCTTTTTGTTGAGCTTGACCCATATTAGGCGCTCCTAAAGTTGCTAAACCTATTCCTGCTGCTGTAAATAACTGCTTGGCTGATATTTCTTCAACCCATTCTGTATCTTCTTCTGGTTCGTCATCAGGTGTCCATCGCTTTCCAGTTAACTTAGTTGATTTGTCTAATATCTTATTAACTGCTTTCTGTATTTTTTGATCAGAGTCTTTTTCATTAAAAAAGAATTGATCGTTCATTCCGTCGCTTAGGTAAATATCTCCTAGTAGGTTAACACTAAAGTAAGAGTCCCCCATTGAAGAACCGTTAAATAGTAATTCAAATCTAGAGTCTGTTGTTGTTTTAGGGTTTATAGTTACTGTGCTTTTACCGTAGTAGGTATTATACGCATTAATTAATTTTTGCGCAATTGTTTCTATTCTAGTATCTTCTAAAAGTATTTTTAAAAGTTTCATAGACTACCAATATCCGGAGAAGTTAGAACTTCCTCCTAGTGATTTCCAATATCGGCCAATATTACAAGACCAGTAACCAGCTTTGGTTCTGTCTTTCTTTTGAGCACATCTATGACGAGCTGCAAAAGATGCTCTTGCACCTTGTTGTTTAAATTTAACTGAAAGTCCTGTATCACCAAATGATACTTTTTTTACATTTCCTGTTGAAGGATTCTTAACGTAAACGTAGAATTTTTTACTACCTCCACGTTTTGGTTTATTTAATTGAACTTTCTTTCCTTTATACTCTATCTCTTGAATGTAATCAACAGATGCTTTTAATATTTCAAAGCCGTTATAATCAAAGTTATCGTTATGGTGTTTAACTGCTTTTCTAAACTTATCCATATCAATCTTAGCTCCTATAGACTCTACTGCTTCTTTAACTGCTTCGAAATCAATCATCTCATCAATACTATTAGCTTCGTCTATCTTACTATCATCTTCAATCATTTCGTCAATCCAGCATCCAATTTCAAATAAAGGATTATAGCTTGGAGAGACCATTGGTAAATCTAAAGGTACAACCATTCCGTTATAGTCTCCATGAGTTCCAATGTCTGTATTTCTGATTAGGTCTTCATCTTCTTCGTTTAATTCTACTTCTCCATTCTCATAAGCTTCTCTAGCTTCTGTAAATAAATTAACGAATGCTTCAGAAGAATAACGGTATATGTTTTCATGTAGAGTTAAACCGTTATCGATATGGTACTGTAAGCTTGGTAATCCTACTATTTCTCGTAGTTTAATCATCTGTATCAGGTGTTATAAAGTCTTTTCTATAAAATTTTCCGAGGACGTTGTCGTTAATATAATTGTTTCTATATTCAAGTACCTCTTTAATAAATAGGTATTTAGTCTCATAATATGTAAGAAGTTTCTTTGATCTAACAAAACATAAGATTTGTTTAGTAAATTCTTCTTGCTTACCTTCTTTTATAAGGTCAACTATCTCTGCATGAGACCCGAAATAGGTTTTCCAATCTGATTCTTTGACTATCTTTCGCTTTCTTTTCTGACCGGTTAGCGGGGGTAAGGTCCTGTTAAAATATAGTACTTTCTTTCCTATATATTTTCTCCCTGTTGGAGTATGTGTTACTTCGTAAATAAAGCCAAAAGTGCCCTCAGGCATATCACTTATTTCAGTGATAATTCGGCCATCGTAAATCCATGACGGCATAGTAATTCCCATTTAGTTAAAGATTAAGTTACGAAATTTAAGTACGAATAACAACTGATCCGGAAAAGCTTCCGGCGAATGTTATTTTTAGAGTATTAACTCCTGTACTTTGAATACCGGCTGGTATTACTGTATCATAGATTCCTGGTGCTGTGTATTGATAAGCTTGCACAGTTGGAAATCTACTATTAAGACTATGTGTTACTTCTAGTAATGTTGTAGCTCCTCCTATTGCATGAGCAAAAAATGATCCAGAGAATCCAGATAATTGTACAGAACTTGAAACAGTCCCGTTAGGTAAAGCAGCGATTACACCGTTTATAAATTGGCTATCTCCTACATTTAAAGTAATTGTTCTAGAAGTAGTTAAATCACCACCCCCTAGTACTCCACCTATACCAGAAAAAGTTACTGCGCTATGGTCAATATGCCTATTACTGGTATAATTTGTAGTAGCGTTATGATCTATCTGAATTGATCCAGATATTATTACTGGTTTATTTTTTACGTTTGTAAACTCTACATACGAAGCTGTAGTAATACCTGTTAGTCCTGATCCGTTTCCATAAAAAGATCCTGAGAATCCTCTTGATGCAGAGATAGAGCCGTCAGGTAAATATACTGAACCTGTAAGTAAAGAATACAATTGAGGCATATTAGCTAATTCTTATCTGAATAAAGTTACCATTTCTATATAACCCTCCTAACGGTACACCGTTTGATGCTGCTGCATTATCGTTTGCAAAGTTAAGGCTTTGAGAAACTTCTGATAGTACTACATA